TAGCGAACAAATACACCTCGTCTTCGTCTTTCAAGTTCGGAAACGCAGGGTAGGAAGCAATACCGGCGTCTGTAAAACTGCATGTGCCAAGTGTTCGGTTGTATGTATTGCTGGCATTGACTGGCAGCGTCATTGTTATAAGGCCAGTGATTGCCGACGTTGTGCCAAGTGTAAAACGGCCCTCAACATGTACAAATTTGTTGAATTGCATGTAAGAAAACGCGCTGGTGCCGTTGCCAATAGTGACGTTTGTGTAGGTCGGTGTATAAGCTGTGTATGTTCCTGCGGCGTTTAATTCGCTGGCGGTCAATACTTGCCCCGCTAAAAATGTGCCAAATGTTGCCATGTGTGTCTCCTAGCCGATGCCTAGTGTATTCGTGTCCAAAATGCCAAAAGCGGTGCTAGTCAAAACTAATGGCACCCCAATCGCAGGGCTGAAATAAAACGTGTATGTCGCCTGCTCAAGGTCTTGAGACACATTAAAGCCCTCGAGGATGACGTTGTAGGTAGTTCCTCGAAATGTGACCGTAACCAGGCTGCCAATAACTTTGCTGTCCTGTTGGTTGCCAAGCACCGTGTCAAGATCAACGCTGCCAACCAAACTGCTGTTAGTAACCAAACGGTAAGGCCGCGTTGCTGACTGGCTAAGGCTTGCCAGGTAAATGCCTGCGCAGTCTGTTGCTTGACCGGATAGTTGCAGGTTGCTTGTGGTGCTGTATGTGGTGTACGGGGCGGCGCCTGTCGTGGCACTGTTGGGGCCGCTGCCATTGTTGTAAGAAACCGTCACCTGGGTGTAGCTGTTGTCAATGGTTGATAGGAACTCAATCTGGTTGTAAAAGTAGGTGTTGGTCGCTGATGATTGGCTGCCAGTATCCGTAAAATTGAGGTAGTTAAGCGAGGCCTTAAAACCATTAGTTGCGTACTCAAGGCTTGGGTTAGCGGTACTCATCCATTCTTGGAGATAACCGACGCTGCTAATCATGACGCTGTTAATAAAATCCAAGAACAGGCCTGTGTACGTTTCGCCCTGCTGTTGAAGCGTTGCGCCAATTGATTCGTCGAAATAAATGTTTGTGATGCCGGTGCTTAGGTTGGTGTTTAACGTGCTAATGCCGTTTGATAGGGGGCTGCCTGCTGTGATGCTGACAGCTGACGCTCGAGCGCGACCTGCCCGCGATTTGCCCCACGACTCGGCTGTGACAATCACGCGGTCAGCTGGTGCCGCACCTGTGCCAGCGTTGTAGGGGATGCCGTAGGTGCGTTGCACATCGGTAACGGGGCCGTAAAACGCCTGGTTTGATGCGCCGGTGACGGTTAATTTGACAAATGACCCAATGGTGGGCGCCGTAAATGTGCTTGCCGGGATTAGTTCAATTTGGCAAATGTCTGGCACCCAACGGTCAGTTATTTTTTGCCTGCCAATGCGCACATTGACGTTAATCACTTGGCTTGTTACGTCGGTGCTGCCGAATGTGACGGTGTATTGACCTGTGTACGATGCGGGCATGGCTATGGGGCGACGGTGCGGATGGGTATGTTGCCGTAACGGTTCATGTAGCGGCGCAGCGCGTTGACCACGGCTTCGGGGTCGCCACCATTAACGTTGATAGTGACGCCACCCATGCCACCGGCTCGATCTAGCGGCACAACCGCCTCGGGGCCAGCCTCACCAATAAGTGCCAATGTGGGGCCGGTGACGATGCCGCCGTTAGCCATTGCCGGTACTGGTAGGCCGCGTCGAGGCGCTGAACCGCCGCCACCAAACAGGTCGCCAATAACTCTCGAGATAAATGGCACGTTTGGCACGTTGATGCTTGCAAACACGTTGGCCGCACCAAATAGGAATTTCATGCCGCCTTTAGCGCGATCGTATGCGTCAGCTAGTCGCTCCAGCGCCATCGCAAGCGCGACGATGCCGCCTGCGGCTAGCACATACGGGTTAACTGCCATGGCAGCGTTCAACGCCAATGTGGCGCCAGCCAGGCCAGCAATAGCGCCAGCAATTTTAGTTACTTTGTCAGGGTTGTTCGCCGCCCAATCGGCAAAACCTTGCAGATACGGCATGGCTTCTTGCAGCACTGGCAGAAACGCGGCGCCTAGGCTTTCTTTGGCTTCGCCGATGGTGATGGCTAGCCGTTTCATGCCACCCTCCGCGGTGTTGGCCGCCGCGTCAGCTGCACCCTCAAAGTTGTACTGAAGTATGTTTAACACGTCGCTGAAATCGGCGCCATTTTTAATGGCGTCTTTAATTTCCGGTGACAATTGGCCAAGGGCTTTGGTATTGCCTGCGTAGCCCTTAGCGAGCGCCTGGCTAACACTGTCTAGGTCTTTGCCTGTGGCCGCTGAAATGTCAAGCGCCACATTGAGCAAATCCTGCGCGAGTGTCACTTCGCCGGTAGCCGTCACCAATTTAGACAAGGCAGGCCGCAAGTCGTCGTCGGCTGTGGCTGTCGCTCGAGACGTCGCACTAATAAAGTTTTCAACAGCAGCAATGGTTTGGTCGGTGGCGCCTGCTGATCGGCGTAACTGGCCTGCTAATTTGTCCTGGGCGGCTGCATCCTCGATAGCGGCTTTGACGCTGTCACCAAGAATTGCCGTTAGGCCTGCCATTGCTGCGGCAGCCGGTATAGCGGCCTTTTTGATAGCGAATTGGGCTTTTTCGCCGGTGGTTTCCAGTTGCTTAAACTGCTTGACGGCTTTTTGTACGCCTTTGCCGTCAAATTCGCTAATGATGGGAATTGAAATAGCCATTAGCTAAGTTGTTTCTGTACTTCACGCGATGCGGCCAACACGGTTTCACGCATACGGCTAGTAACTTCGGCGCTGTTCCGTTCATACGTCGGCCAAAGGACACGTTGCGCGCGACCAAAACGCGCTTCAAGGTTGTTGATAAATGCACGACCTTTGACGTTGGTGCCTTGTTTGCCTGCAAGCTCAAAGATGCTGGCCGCGGCGTCTTTCTGCTGGATGCGAATGACGGAAACGGCCCGCTTGCTGGTGTCAATTTTGACCTGCACCCCTGATCGAGCTTTGGATGCCGACCAGGGCAATAGTTGGCGGCTACCGGCTGACCAAATACGCGACATACCCGACAACGGCATGTCAGGGTAAGCGCCTCGAGCAGCGTCGACGACAGGTGCGGCAATGGTTTTGACGTCACGGTTGAATTGCTTGCGCAGTTCAGGGTCGATTTTGCGCAGGCTTTTGACGGCTTCTTTGGCACCTACCACTTCGGTTTTCACTGTGGCTGTCATAAGCGCCGCCGTTGTTCTTTCATGATGGTGGCCACGGTGGCCAGGTCTGCTGTGGTGAATTCTACTTCAGGCGGCCACCAGCCGGTTGTGACTAACAGTTCTGCTAGTTGTCGCCGGTAGGTGCCGCTTCGGTAGGGTTTTCGGACTCTTGGCTTACAACGTCGATGCTTTGCAGTTTTTTGATGAAGTCGTCAAACGCGGCTGGCACTGTGATGCCGTGAACTTTGCAGGCCTCGTACGCCAGGTACGCCAAATCTTCGACACCGATGCCTTGGGCTAGGTCGCTGGCTTTGCGCCTAAATTTGCGTTCCCATTGGGTTACCACCCACAGGTTCGTGCTGACTTCGTGCGTGTCGGTGCCTAAGTCGACGCGGATGGTTATTTGCATTGTCGGGACTCCTATGTCTAGACGGTTGTATCGACTGAGTATGTGCCGCCCACGAAAGTCACGTCGACGGTGGACAGTTCGCCCATGGTGGCGTTGATGACGGGCAGTTCAGCAAGAAACGCGCCGGTGAGAATGAAACCTGGGTTGGTGGCGCTGTCCGGCGGTGCCGCTGGTTGTACGCGCACCGTGGTCGTGGTGCCAACCAGCGATGCAAGTGTGGCGTAGGTTTCGGTTGCCGCGTACGACATGTACAGCGACAAGGTGACTTCGTGGTTGCCAAGGCCTGCAACGTATTTGCGGGCTGTGTCACCAAACGCGGTCGATTCGAGCTGATCGAAACGGTGCGTGAATGTGGCCGCGGTGCATTGGTCGGACAAATCGACGCTGTTGACGGTCACGACTGGGTTTGACAGGTAGGTGCTGGTTGCCATGGGCTACTCCTGGGCGCTGGTGGCGTCGGGTGCCGCTTTTTTGGATACTTTAGCCTTTGCAGGCTTGTCGGGTGCAGGTTTCTTGTTGACTGGTTCGATGAAACCGCCGTCGAGCAATACGCCAAGGTTGACCCATGCTTCAGGCTCGTATGTTTCGCCTGGTGTGCCGACGCGTGGGGAAATAACGCGGTATTTCATGCTGTTTGTGCCTGCATGCTGATGAGTATGTCATAGGCGGGGTAGTCCTGGCCGCCGATTGACACCACGGTTGGTTGACCTGATTTGACGGCGACGTTTTTGGCGAGCACTTTGGCGACGATGCCGAGGATGTCGCGCAAGGCGTCAAGGTTGCCGGGGCCGCTGCCAATCACTTTGACGGGGAAATCGAGGCGCACAATGTTGTAGTTCCAAGCCTCAAATGTGGGTGCGTCAATGAACACGCAGCTGGTGGTGATGTGGCGCGGATCGATAGCCACTGGCAGGCCGCTGATGGTCGCCAGGGTGGTGCGCAGATCGTCGATGGCCTCGTTAAAGAGGTCGGTGTAGGACATTACGCGACCTGTGGGCGGTTTATACCGAGCAGCTGCATGACCATGGGGCTAAGGCCGGTGCTAGGTGGGGCGCCCATACCGTCAAACGATGCGAGGCTGGTGAATGAGCCTTGCTGACGAAAATACGCGGCACCAACCATGATTGTGCCGAGGGTGACATCGCCACCAGGGCTGGTGGTAAGGCTGTCCTCAAGGTAGCCCGCTTCAACACGGCGACGGTACGCAAACGCGTTGGCTGCGGCCGCGCACTGTGTCAACAGTGTTGCTGCACCGGCGCTCGTTAACGGTATCTGCAGGTAGTCACTGATGTTGGTGCTGTTAATCCAGGTACACGTTTGTGTCCACGTCAACGTGCCGGTCGGGACTGCTGTTGACCATTCAAGGTCATCGCCTGCGTCGTAGAACAGCACTTGGTTAGCGCGTGGCACGTTTGCGTCGTACAGCCACTCGCCATCGTTTGTTTCAATGCCGATGAATGCGTATTGCGGGCAAAACAGGACAGTGTGTGCGCCATTCAGCCCATGGCCTAGGCCAGCCAATGTGATTGACTGACCAGGCTCTATGGGTGTATCTGTGAGGGTTTGCACGACCGCGTAATCGTCGAGGCGTTGATGCGCTATGACTGTGTAAACGGCCACGGCCGCCGCCTTTCGTAATTAGGCAATCTTCGACATGACCCGACCTTGCTATTCGGGTCAGCTGACGACGATGTACTTGACCTGATCGCTGTCGGCGATGAATGTTGCGACGTAGCCGTAGTAGCTAAACGTGCGGCCAAGGGTTGACGGCACTTCCACTGACATAATGCCCTTGACTTGCTCGTAAAACTCTATAGCGGTGCCTCGAGCCACAAACAATGAGCCGTCGGCGAAGTTGCGGTCAGCCACAAGGTTTAAACCAAACGGGTTAAACGTGTTTGCCACGGTGATGTTTGCCTGGCCGATGCCGTTGACACCCATGAGTCCTGCCGCGCCTGCGTACGGGAAGATTGGGCGCTTGTCTGTGTCGAGCTGTGAACCGAGTTTGCGCCACACATCGGGAGACACAAACAGGTGATCGGGCAAAAAGTTTGTGGCCGTGAGGATGTCGGTGGCTGCGTCGTACAACGCGCTGATGAGCGATGACGGGTCGTTTGCCGTGACTGTCCAGGTCGAACCGGATGCTGATGCGCCGCTGCCAATGGCGTCTGCTGCCACGTTGTCTGAGGCGAGCATGTACTGACCAACAAGATCGCGCAGGATAATTTCCATTGCACCAGGGCTGGTAAAGTCAATGTCTTGCACCGACAAGGTGACTTGTCCGGCCAGCGTTGTCTTGGTGACGACGTTTGACGCAATGACTGGCGTGGTGGCCGACACGGGGTTTAATTCCGGCGACTGTGCAGCAACCGACGGGTGAGTCGTCCACGTTGGGCGGATAAACGTCTTCTGGGTGCCGCCGTCTGGCATCGCTCGAGCGCCGACGGCTGCAACTACAGGGCGAATGTAGTTGAGATCGTCAAACACGGGGCCAAGAACCGGCACCGGCAAAAGGCCAGGCGTGTCAGTGGTGAGGGTGTCACCTGCTGCGGCCTGCAACGCGGTTTGACGTGACTTCGCAGCCTCGATAAACGCGTCGTTAACCTTGCGGTAGGTGTCGCCACCAACGTGAAACGCGGCAAGGTACTCGCCAGCGGTTGGCATACCGAAATTACGCTTCGGCTGTGCGGGAATTGGTGCGGTTGGT